CATCCTCAACCAATGTCATGGTGCCACTTCTGGTTGATGCGAGTGGCATTGAGCTGTCGTGATTCCACAACAACTTCACATCGTTGCGAGACTTCAGCGAACGAGTAAACGCGCCACGCTGGATAACCTCAGTGAACGGCAACGGCTCAGAAGGCGAATCAAACAATGCGGCATAACCACTAAAAGTGTTGCCGTCACCCTCAGCACGCAACTCAATCTTGGTGGTGAACTCGCGCGTCTCAACTTTACCCATACCGGAAAGTTTACCCGCCCGATAGCTCGATTCCATCGGCTCGCCCTCAGTGTCATCAGACTCATCCTCAACAAAAGGCACATCACCAGGCGCAATCGCCGTGATGCCTAACCCCTGATACGCCTCACGCGCATCCGCATCATTCTCAACCGCAACCATCACATTGTAAGTTTCCAACAAACGCTCAGCCACAGACTGTTTGAACTCTGTCGAAGTCACACCATCCGGGCGCATAAACAACTCATAAAAATCAACATCCGCCGCTTCAAGTTGCGCCACAGTCTCGTCACGATCCCCAACAAATCGACCTGTCACCACAAACACGAGCGTGTCCTCAAACGAATCCAAATAATCAATGACCGACTGATTTGGCACACCGTCAACAAACAAAGTGTCATCAATCTCTGTGATGACCGCTGGCGGGCCGTTCTCATTTCGAGACTCAGCCTCAACCGCCGACACAACCCGGTCAGCATAATCTTTCACACGCATAGCACCCTCTTTTCCACCAATAGAACCCCACAAAGCGTGAGCAACAACACCCGGTGTCGGGTAATCCTCAGAATCCGGGTCAGCCCCCGGCGCATCCAAGTCAACCAAATGCCGGGCAATCCACGCCGAAACCCTGCGCCACTTATCCTCAGACACCTCACCAGAAGCCATCAGACGCGCCTCACGCACCGTACCCGCCGTCACACCGTCACCGGCAAGTCCCGCCTCAAACCACTCCACACCGCGTTTAGCAGCGTCTCGCATAAACTGTGGCGCACTCAAATCAGCCATTATGAATTATCTTTCATATATGTTCCCGAAATGTGAAAAATATCATCCGTAGTAAGCGTGATCGGCTTGTTGTGCTGAAACTCATCCTGCTGACCATTCGTGCCTGTGTAAAACAGTTTCATCACATTTGAGCCAGCAAACACATGACCCTGCAATGTGTAATCCCTATTTGTAGACACATCATGCAAGTGTCCGTCGCTAGTCAAATAAGTGTGCCTCGAAGCGTAAGGCAAAGTTACAAAATATTGACCAGTCCCGAAGCCGGTGATATTCGTCATCAAAACATTGATGCGAAAATGCACCAACCGATCAACCATCACAAACGAACCCTCAAAAAGTGGTGCGCCGTCAAAAGTTGGTTGCGTGCCATCCGTTCCACCCTGAACAGTAAACGCAACCTCGGGCGCAACATTCTGACCAACAGAAACAGTTGCCGCATCAGAGCCAACAACATTAACCGTGGCAGAAGTCTCATCAACCGTCACCACCGCCGTTGATGCGGTCACCGTCACTGTTGTGCTCAACGCGTGACCTCAGCATAAACAACAAAATTGCCTTCAACAAGACGGGTCACATAGCCTGCACCCGAAACCATCTCAAGGTCATAAACATATTGCCCGGCAGTCAAACCGGCAGTAGCCGTGGCAACGGCAGCCAAAGCGATAGTGCCAGCCGTACCGCCCAAAGTGATACCAGTGCCAGAGACAAGCGAAAGCGCAACAGCGGTGGACTCAACCGACTGACGCACCTGCATTCGGGATGAGTAACCCGTCACATTTACCGCTGAACCGGCAACCGCCCAAGTGAGCTGGTAGTCAAAGTTTGCGCCCTGGTAACAATCCAAATCAAGGTAGCCCGGTGCTTGCATTAGTTCGCCCCAATCGGATACGCGCTAGACGGGTTCTCAGGATCAATCTGCGCAATTTGCTGAAGCTGAGACGAAGGCAAACCTGTGTGCGAAATGTCAAGGCCAAGATACTTCGAAACGGACTCTGGTGAGTAACCGACAGCCACAAGCATTTGCGCCATTTGCACACGCTCTTTATCGCCCGTAAGCGTTGCCGAATCAATGTTGACCGAAGCCAACGGCACACGCGGTTTATCTGCTGACGGGTCATCAACACGGCGCAGATTCTCAACCCGGCGCACATCGTTGATGCTCATCCAGCCAGCCTGCAACGCGCTCGAGTAAGCGGTGGTGCGTGCAGACAGGTCGGCGCGCACAAGCGCATCCATGTTGAAACGAATAAACGCGTTTTCGCCACCCGGCGTGCGGGCCATCAGTTTTGAGAAAGCGTTTTCAAGCTTCGCCACAAGTGGGCGCAACGACATAGAAACAAACTGCAAACCCTGTTGCTCGACACTCGAGTAAGACATTCCGCCATCAGTCACGCCGAGCAGGTACGGTGGCACAGCAAACGCGCGCGCAACATCCAACACAGCAAACTTGCGCTGCTCAATAAGTCCAGCCTTGTCCGGATCAATGCCCGTTGGCTTCCACATTGCGCCACCCGTAAGCACACCAGTCTTCGCAGACTTGCGGAAACCACCGTGACGGCGGTCAACACCATTCGCCAACGCCTCAGCCTGCTCCTGTGTGAGGTTTTGGGGCACCTCGATAATTCCAGCCATGTTCACGCCCGAGCCAAAGAAAGTGGCGGTGAAACCCTCGAGTGCCTTAGCAATCGCCAGATTCTCTTTCAACACCTCAACGCGCGAAATGCCACGCACCGCACCAGGTCGCAAAATGTCGATGACATGAATCATCTCATCAGCGTTCAAAGTTTCTTTTGATGACTTGATCGTGAAAATGAGACGGCCCAACCCGTTGCGCTTCACATCAACATCAGTCGGGTTCAACACAACAAGGTTGACAACCTCACCCGCACTGTTTGAATAAATTCTTACAAACGCGTTCCCCTCGAGCATCAAAGAAACAATTACTGACGAATAGAAAGCCGAATACCCAACAAAGTCCACATCAGGGTTTTGCACCCACGCAGGCACACCGCCCGTCGTTCGGAACGGCAACAACTCACCATCGCGCCGAAAGTATGCGTCAATGGGCAGAGTCGAAACTGAGTCGGCATACAAACTGATCGCACTAAACACAGCATTGATGGTGAGCGCGGTGTCAGCGTTGACCACCACGCCCGAAAGGTTCGCCGGTTGCAAATCACCACCCGAAGCCCACAAAGTTTGAAACGAAATGGTGCGCTTCTCGAACAAGTTTTCGAACATTACCGACTAACCGCCAAACCGATGAGAACCAACGCAAGCCCACCAGCGATGACCGCAGCAGGAATGGACAACAAGGCAACGCCGCCAACGATGACGGCAACGCCAACCAACTGCAAAATAGTTGAAAACATTTGACCGCCTAAAAATAAAATTGTGGGATAACCTCGGGTTCGAGTTTAGCCGATGCCCTCGAGTAGGCGAACATCAACGCTACGGCATTGTCAATTTTCAGTTTCGGGTTCCGATAATCCTTTGTAAGCCTCGAACCGCCCTTAGAATCCATTTTCAGGATGCAGTTTTCAAGATGCCGCGCCAAAGCCGGGTCACCGTCATGCCGGATTTTCTTAGACATGATGCCCTCAAAAAGTTTAGAAGTAGCTGGCACCTGATAAGCCAAAGTCTGTGGGAACTCCACAACCGTCACACCCGCACTCGCCCACTGAAACATCTCGTCTTGCCAATAAGTCGGGTCACACACCATCTCACGGCAACCCGGATTCTCGCGCGTGAACTCCACCACAAAGTTCGCCACCTGCTGTTTGTCAATCACCCACGAATCATCATTCACCGTGAAATCTTTTTCCCACGATCCAGCGCGAAACACCCGAAACACATCGCCCTCGAAGCGTGGCATAATCACACAAATCAAACTCGTGCTGTCGTTCTTCCACGAACCGTCGAAGCCCAAATAGTATTCGTCACCCGGCTCGAGCTTGACAGACTCATCCGCCAAATCTTCCCAAGCGCCCGCAGGCAACCACGCATTCTTGACATTCACCCACTGGTTCAAACGCTTAGTGCGAAACTCATGCTCAGGCGTTCGCAAAACAGCCGAAGCAAAATCCGACTCGGCAACCAAATCGTCAAAGCCAGGATTAGCAACCAGCCAAGTGTCACGGCTCTTATAGTCAGCCTCAGCCGGTGCTTCCCACCACGCCATAAAAAATGACGGGTCAACAACCTCGCCACTGGCAACCTTCTTGCCGTACTGATAAAGCTGATACGCCACAGAATCTTGCCCGCTAACATCCGTTCGCAAACCCGCCGTGGTAATCGCCACAAGTTGTGCAATGTTGCCACGGTTACCCATAGCCAACGACAACACATCAAACAATGACCGGTCACGGTGCGCGTGCAACTCATCAATAATGACCCTCGACGGGTTCAAACCCTCTTTCGAATACGCCTCAGCAGACACAACCCGCAACACAGACTTAGACGCTGGCACATAAATTGAGTCCCGATAAAGCGTCACCTCATCCGCCAGCTCAGAAGTCTCGACCATGCGCCGAGCCTCACCAAACACAATGCGCGCCTGTTCCTTCTCAGCGGCAGCCACAATAATCTCTGCACCCTGCACACCCTCAGCGATGAGCGAATAAAGTGCAATCGCCGCCGATGACAACGCACTCTTACCATTCTTTCTCGGCATCCCAATCAGCGCGGTGCGTGCAACATAACCGCCCGACTCATCCCGCGCATACAAGTGCGCCAGCAAACTCTTTTGCCACTCGCGCAACTGAAGCGGTGAACCCGCGCGCCCCGCAATGCCATCCTTACCAATCGAACCAAACGCCTCAGCAAACTGCGCCGCATACCGACCGTCAGAACGCGCAAGCGCACCCGGCTCAACAGGTGTCAAAAACAACGGTGGCCAACTACTCACCGCGCGCCTTCGCATCCATCAACTCTTGCAACTTTGACTTGGTGCGGGCAGACACCAAACCAAGCCGAGTACGGTCAGCCGGCGTAAAGCCGAGCAAGCTCAAACCATTCACCACAGCCTTCTCAGTCTCGAGCAAACTCATGTTCACCACGCGCGACTCAGGCTCATCCCAAAAGCGTCGAGACAACTCGTCACGCCGATCCAACTGGCGGCACACCTGCGCCACCAACTGTGTGTCAGTGCGAATAGAAATCCACAACTCGCCAGCACCAAAAATCTTGTTCCACAACTCGAGGCCAGACTCACGCAAATCCGATGGCGGCTCAACATAGCCATACTCCATCGGCGCGATCCCATCATTCGACGGCATAGCTCGTTTGCCCGGATTACCCTGCAACATTTTCAACTCAGCAGGCTTCGGCGGATTCGCCATCAAAACTCCCAACCACAACATCTAGTGGTCAAAGCCTAACACCACCACAACATATGCTGAGGCGTTTCAACTGCGGGTGCGCAGAAAGAGT